CCTGAAATGCCTGGCACACTGCCATTTTCTGAGTACTGCCAGATTGCACAATTGTAGCTTGGTGCAGACACGCCCCAGTTTGCAAGCCAGATGTCGTACTTATTTATCAGCTTGTCTTTATGCAAATAATTGCATAGCCAATTCGGGTTGCAATAGAGCATTGGACGATAGCCAGCAGACTTGATTCTATCGCAGAAGACAATAACAATGCTTGTAAGCGTGTCTTTGCCAAGATGAGCTTTGCGAGATTAGTTGCTCCAAGCGTCAATGTATACGCTGTCTGTCCTGTACGGTCAGCAAGAGCCGTAAGCATTGCTACAAGCGTGTCTACGCCGTATTTTGTACTTGGCGATAAATCAAGACCATTGCAATTAAATCCGTCACCGAGAGTAACATTTGTGAGTTTTGAGCAGTTGGTAAATACTGATTTTCCTAATTTTGCGACAGTGTTAGATATTGTCATATCAATAAGAGATGTACACCCATAAAAAGCATTGTCTTTAATTTCTGTTACGCTATCAGGGATATTTATACTTTCAAGACTCAATCAGAAGTTAAAAGCCGTTATCCCTATTGTCGCTATATTATCAGACAAAGTAACACTTGTCAGCTCAGTACAAGTATTAAATGCACCTCGTCTAATTTCTGTCCACTCGCTCGGCACAACAAACTCAGTAACTGTACCTGTCAACACACTCTCATACAAGTCAGATTGCTGTTTATACTTATCTGCCTCTCGCTCCGACTGCTTGATTTTGCAGTACATTGCAATGTCTGTTAAGTCCATATCAATCACCCTTTTTTATTTGCTTATAGATTTGATTTGCATAAACGCTTGCTCCAGCACAGAGAATACCTTGCGTAATTGCTGCAAAGATTGCAGTCCAAACATCTTGTGTTGATATTATTTGAGTAACTGACCTTCTATCCACTGTGCGATATTAACAGCCATATGCTGAATTGTATATGACACAATATCAAATTGTGAATTATTGATAAGTGACTTAGAAATCTTGCAAAGTGTTGCAGCAAGGAACCCTGTAAGAGAAATTGACTTAAAGCTTGCCGATGTACTTTCAAGTTCTGTAAACTCTGTTGCATAAGCCATTTTATTATCGCTTGTATCTGTATCAATGTATGGAATTGTAAGAGTACCGCCGACATTATACTTTGTTGCAAGTTCAAAAATAGGGCAAATTTCTTTCACCTTATCAATAATCTTATTTTCAATGCTTGTTGGTATAATCGCACCATTAGCACCGAAGGTGAGATTAGTGTCAGCACGAGTTTCAACAGCCTTCGGATTTCGGATATAAGCTTCAAAAAGTCTTGTTTCGGTTTCTTCTGTACTGTTCTTTTTATTATCAGGTTCGTCAATTTCAGCTTCTCTTGTTTCTTTTACGGCTGAAATAGTCTTATTGAGCCTTGCAAGCTCTGCTTTGATTTCATTATAGCGACTAAGTTCGCTATCCTCAAACGCTCTGTTCTCTGTCTTTGCTTTATTGATAAGAGCGTCTGCCTCATCAAGTAGAGCATTTTTCTTTTCGATTAGTGCTTTCATAATAAATTACCTCTCTTTCAAAATTTCAAGTTCTTTTTCATAGATTTCTAAACTATTTGCTTTCGGAGATTCTTTTCCGATAAGCTTTATGTTTCCTGCAATTCCTCTTGTTTCAAAAACATTTGATTCTTCACCCCTTACTTCAATGGAAGTGCCAAAGTAAGCTGGTGTTTTGTCGAGAATTGAAACTTCTTTCAAATCAATGTCTTCAAGCGTTCGTCTGTCAAGCTCGCCTTCTTTATCCCAGGATTCGCCCTCAGAGATAAAGCCGAATGACCACCCACGCAACTCCCCACGCTGAGCCTTTTCAATAACCTCTGTATCACTGATTATTGCCCTCGCATAAAGACCAATATTATCTTCATAGAGTTCAAGGTTACTTGTGGTATCGCCTATTATTTTGTCATGATTAAAGCGAAGCTCTATTGGCGTTCCTCGTTTTATAGCCTTATCGAATGTACCTGCCCTAACTCGCTCAACAAAGCTTCGTACCGCAGTTGCTCCCTTGCCTTTTGGCATTATGCGACTATCACGCTCAACAGCATTCACATAGCCGCTTATAACAGCCTCATTGCTACTTCTGATTTCGATTTGCAATATTCTCACCTACCTTCGGGTATAAAAATAGAGCAGTTTTAAGCCATACTCAGGGCATAAAAAAAAGCACCCTTTTCAGAGTGCTTAGTTTATCTTAATAAATCTTTCTTCTATAAACTCTCGAAAATCCATTGTTTCACCTGCTTTCGGGCATAGAAAAACCGCCTTGTAGACGGTTGAAATTAAAGTAAATCTTCAAGAGGAATATCAAGTCCAAAAGGTTTCAAATCAATATTCCTTGCGATAAGTTCATTTTTTATAGTATCAAGTATTTCATAATATGCAAGTTTTTTCCCATCAGTAAACTCCGACTTATCCTTGCTTTCTGCTGCGTCTTTTGCATTATCTAATACTCTTGAAACTATATATTCAAGTTCCGATACTGAAAGCTGATTATTCATCGTTATCTCCTCTTTTCTTTAATTCATCAATTATATTCTGAATAGATTCTTCAAAGTTATTAATTTCTTTTTCCAATGTCTTATTAAGCCTTGTTTTCTGCGTTCCTCATAGTTCAACCAATCTTGAACATACTTTTTGGGGTTATTAATCTTATCTTCATGTTCAGCTATTCTTGCTTTATATTTTCTTATAGCTCGTTTTAATGAGTTTGAATTTTGGTTATGAATATCTTTCTCAGCAAATAGCTGTAAGTTTATTTTTAAAGATTTATTTTTCTTTATTATATCATTCTTATCCGACTTTTCAAGGCTTTTAGAAGATTTTCCAGAGTTTTTTCGCTTTGCTCCTGAACGAACTAATCTTCGTCTTTTTCCTTTATCGAATCTGCCGTCACTATCACGAGGCTGACCGTCCCAGCGTTGTTCTGTTTATTCAATCATACTGTCAGCTATCTGCTGATTTACACTCTGCCCAAACATTGTTGTTTGATTTGTGTTCGGAGTATAGATTGTGTTTGTTTTCGGGCATAGAAAAACCGCCCTCAAGGAGCGGTTAATTATTCTTCTACTATTTCAAATTCATCAGGTGGATAAAGATAATCTTCTTCGCTATTGTCAACAATTCTGTACCATTCTTTTTCAACGGAAAGCACATCGTAAATTTCTCCATATGTAAGCGACACTGGAGAAGTTTCACCAATATATCTAACCTTCATCTAACCACCTCTTTACTTTCATATCGACTTTTTCACCATCTGCTTCGTACCAATGAAGTTCAGCAGTTCGGTTTTTCCCTTCAAAGACTACCGTTCCTTCGCCTCTGACTTTTTGCCACTCGTTAGCTTTTATTTTGTATGTAGATTCAAAATAAAATCTATTCCTTATTGGTGTATTAGTACCTTTACCTGCAAATACTCTAACCTTAGTTATTTTTGTACCTTCTGCAAGCTTTGTATGATTTCCGTTAGGAAGTCTCACAGGGTAATTTTTTCCTGCAGCACCAACACTTTTGCCAATAGTAATACCTCTTGACTTTATTATATCATTCTTATCCGACTTTTCAAGTCTTTTAGAAGATTTTACAGAGTTTTTTCGCTTTGTTCCTGAACGAACTAATCTTCGTCTTTTCCCTTTATCGAATCTGCCGTCACTATCACGAGGCTGACCGTCCCAGCGTTGCTCTGTTTCCTCAATCATACTATCAGCAACCTGTTGATTTACATTCTGACCAAACATTGTTGTTTGATTTGTGTTCGGAGTATAGATTGTATTCGTTTTCGGGCATAGAAAAACCGCCCTCAAGGAGCGGTTAATTTAGTACCAAATAGCAATTACTTCTTTTGGTATTTCAGATAATTGTGTTAATTCTGCAAGTTTTTTACGAACATGAGCAACATATAACTTTTTTCCATATTCATATTCTGAATATTTTACATCTATAATTTCTTGTGATTTAATGTTCATTGTAACATGACCTGCTTCTGTACAATCTTCGGGAGTATAATCACAAGATATATTATCTTTAGATATTAAAATATTAAACAATTTTACCATTAAATCACCTTCTTAATCACAATATTTTGCAAAATTATATCTGCGAGAGGCTTTAATATGTGCTTCATTTTGAGAAAAACCTTTTTCCATATATCTTAATTCGACATATTCATGTTTTAAAAGAATCATATCTTGTTCCTTAAACTTTCCATTTATCAATCTTTGCCATGACTAAGCCATTTCATAATCAGGGTCAAACCGTCTTTTCCCATCAATTAAATTATGTTCAGATATAAAAAAATGATTTTTTATTTTATCAATTTTATGCTTAGCTATACCAGTAGCCTCAGAAATTTTTATTGTGTCCGTCTTCATGTGCCTTACAGATTCATAATATTGTGTTGCATGTTTTTCTGCTGCTGGACTAAATGGATTTAAAGCTCCGCTTATATTTCTTGACTTTATTATATCATTCTTGTCCGTCTTTTCAAGTCTTTCAGAGGATTTATCTGAACCGTTTTTCTTCCTTTTTGACTGTGCTGAGCGTGGCCTTTTTCCTTTACCGAACTGTCCATTGCTTTCTCGACGTTGACCGTCCCAGCGTTGCTCTGTTTCTTCAATCATACTATCAGCAACCTGTTGATTTACATTCTGCCCAAACATTGTTGTTTGATTTGTGTTCGGAGTATAGATTGTGTTTGTTTTCGGGCATAGAAAAACCGCCCTCAAGGAGCGGTTAAAAATCAAAGTTTGTGATTTTATCAAATATATCTGTAAGAGAATTTCCGTTGAAAATTTTTGTAGTCATTACTTCGTCAATACTTTTGGCAGTAATATAATCATTGCCGCACCACATTTCAAAATGGCTTTGATTTATCGGGTCAATTCCACAAGGGGTATCGTTATAATCAAAACCGATAAATCCCGAAAGAGAAGCTATTCTGTTTTTCAAATCTGATAATTTCATAGTATATCTTCATTCTCCTTTCGCTCTTCATCGTTAATTCACGCATTGGTCTGCCTATGAGATTTCCATTTTCATCGTAAATATACTCGTGAGTGTGTTCACCATTTTTCCCATAAGGGTGTTTTTTCGGATTTCCGTGGTTGTTATTGGAAACCTGCTTAATCTGATTTCCGTTTCCATCATAATAATTGCGCTCTATTCCACCTCTGCTATTTTCCTTTTGCGTTATGCCGTTAGATTCTCCGTGAATTTCGTTTCTTTTTACAATTTTCACAGGGTGTCCGACTGCATTAGTGATTTTCTTTTCTTCTATTATATCATTCTTGTCCGACTTCTCAAGTCTTTTAGAAGATTTTTCAGAGGTTTTTCGCTTTGCTCCTGAACGAACTAATCTTCGTCTTTTTCCTTTATCGAATCTGCCTTCACTATCACGAGGCTGACCGTCCCAGCGTTGCTCTGTTTCCTCAATCATATTATCAACAACCTGTTGATTTACATTCTGACCAAACATTGTTGTTTGATTTGTGTTCGGAGTATAGATTGTGTTTGTTTTCGGGCATAGAAAAACCGCCCTCAAGGAGCGGTTTCTTTAATCATAATCAAGTATAGGCCGAGAAATTTCTCCTTTCAGCCACTTTTCACGATATTCGTTAAGACTTAAATAGTTACAGCCAGACATATCAGGTCTTATTCTTTGCAATCCGTCATCAAACCAACCACAAACGGGACACATATCGTAAGTATCTGGTTCTTCAAAAATGTGTTGTCCACATACAGGGCAAGGATATGATTCAGTTAAGTTAATCATCTTGTATTCCTTCTTCTTTCAGTTTTTCATCAAAATACTTTTTTCCTTTTTCGGGCTTAAACATTGTAAAAATTCCTTTTTTAGGGTTTCCTTTTACAAAATCATTTTTATCAACATCATATCTTATTATCTGACCTAATGAATTTTTATAACCAAATATTTTTTTACCGTCGGCAGAGCTTTGTATTAGTTGCAAGGCTCTTGCTTGATATTGTTCTGCCGTTGTAATACCGTCTTGAATATACTCATCTCTGTGAGTACGACCATTTGTCCAATGGTTATTTAGAGCCTGTTTATTTTTAAATCCCTTGACTGTAAATTCATTTCTTCCTTTAGCCGACACATTCGGTACATTTGAAGATTTTTGTTTTTCTTTTATTATATCACTCTTATCATATCACTCTTATCCGACTTTTCAAGTCTTTCAGAGGATTTATCTGAACCGTTTTTCTTCCTTTTTGACTGTGCTGAGCGTGGCCTTTTTCCTTTACCGAACTGTCCATTGCTTTCTCGACGTTGACCGTCCCAGCGTTGCTCTGTTTCTTCAATCATACTGTCAGCTATCTGCTGATTTACATTCTGACCAAACATTGTTGTTTGATTTGTGTTCGGAGTATAGATTGTGTTTGTTTTCGGGTCGAGAAGAACATCTTGCAAGCCCAAGCGTATGAAATTAAAGCCAAGTGGTTTTAGGTCTTCTTTATATCGAACCTCATCAGCCTGTAAGAAATTATTTGCTAAACCTATTTGATATGCCTGATAGCGTTTAAGTATATCTCCCTTGAGAAGTTCTGTTGTATCAAAAGCAAGATAGTGTCTGTGCCTTTCGCTTTCTAAAAGCAAGCCCTGATTCAAAGCTGTTTCAAAAGCCCTTATAACAGGCATTACAGCCGTTTTAATCGCAGTGGTATAAGATTCATCGGTTGCTGTTCCAGCTATGACAGAGGGCGATAGATTGAAAATCTCGCATAAATAGTTGCTGTGCTTATCACTTTATTGCCTTTAGAATCAAGCGTTTCCTGTGTTTTATATTCTAATCGACAAAGCACATCTTTTGCAGAACTGTATTGACTATCTCCAAAATCATTGACACCAATATAATTCTGTACAGAAATGCTATCCTTAAAGTATGGAGTAAACAAGCTCATATCATCACCGCCGAACCAAGCATATACGGTCGCATAAGCGACATTGCGACCTTACTTTTAAGTTCATTATTTTGCTTAGAAGATGAATTTGAATCATCTGAATAGCTTTCACTTGTATTGCCAAGCTTAATTGAAGTTACACCTTGTTCACGCAAAGAAATTCTTTGCATTGCTTGTGTATCAGATAATGTAAGTGCTTCAAGAGCTTGTGCCATAAGCACTGCTCTCGGTACTTCCGAATTTCTTCCTCTCGGAAATTGTAGAATTTGTTCAGCACTATGTTTTCGAGATGTAAGCATAAGGCTGTCGATATGCACAGTAGCAAGTATTAAATATTGCTTTCGTTCGCCGTCTGTAAGCTCACGCCATTTTCCTGTTGTATCAATACCGTCAATAAGCTCATTTGCTTCATCAAGATTTAAATAGCTGTTAATGCCTTTTTTAAACATAATCAACCACCTGAATGTTCAGTACCAGCAGGTACAAGTGCCGCAAACGGATAGCGTGTATCAGTACCATTGAGTTGTGTAACTGGGTTAGGCAGCTGCCAGCCAAGACGCATTACACATCTAAGTGCAACCATATCCTGTTGTGCAAGGTTATATAAGATTTTACCGCTTGCATCACTGATGACAGCCTGGTCAAGTACCTTATATGTCATATCCTGACGCATTGCATAAACTGCCTGTGACCAATCACCAGCAATAAGCTTAACCTTACTGCTATCCCAAGAACCGTTTTTTACATAGTTGATTGCCTGACCGTATAGAGTTGATGGTGTATCCGCCTGCAAGCTTGGAGCAAAGATAAGACCGCCGTTTTTGTCACGCAAACCTCTGAAAGATGATTTAAGAGCAATTTCTGCCGCAAAGCCTGTAACATCAAAGCCGTCAGCTTCAACAAGTCCCATAAGCTCGGAAATATCCTCGGCTGTGTCAATGCCTGTACCATATGTAACCGTCTTTTTCTTTGTGATTGCTGATGTTGCGATACCGTCTGGCCAGCTTGTTGGCTTTTCGGTCGAGAATAACACAGCACCATCAATGACCTTGCCAAAAGCTGAAATAATCGAAGGCTTAAGCTCTGCCCAAATGTCATATTCTGCGTCGTCGAGTACAGCTTCAGGAATAGGAATAATTACAGCGATTTCCTCTGCGGTAATGAACTTATTTTCCCATGATGCACTGGACACAGGTTTCAAGCCGTTGTCACCGTTTACAAATCCGGCAACGGGTAGTGCTGACATAATCGGCATTTTAGTCTGCTTTGAACTCATATTTGGCAGCTTTTTCATAAGCTGTAGAACTGCACTTTCATGCTGAACTGCCTGAATAATTTCTTTGCTTGATTCAACTGGAATAAGAGCTTCTGCGTCTGTTCTTGTAATAATGTTTGCCATAATAAAAATCTCCTTTTTATCTGTGACTTCTAATGAGGTCATTCATTGTTTGTGATGTTGATGTTTGCTGTGCTGGGTTAATTGCTACAAAAGGTTTCTTTGCAGCTTCCTTTTTAATAACAGCAGGAAATTCGTCTGAAACAGCTTTTACCGCTTCTTCAAGTCCTGTAATATTGCCGTTTTCATCAACTGTAATCTTGCTTTTGTCTATAAGCCTTGCAAGTAGTTTTGTGTTGTAACCATCAAGGGCATTAAGACTTGCTGTAATAAGCTTATCCTTTGTTGCTGAAATAAGTTTTTCGTGTTCCGCTTCAAGCTCTGTCAGCTTGCCGTCAATGTCACCAAGCTCCTCACCGTCAGCAAGTTTAAAAATTTTTCTCAGTGCTGTTTCATAGGTGCTGAGCTTTTCTGCATTTTGGTCAGCTTGGGTCTGTTTTTGCGGTTCTGCTGTCTGTGGTTCTGCTTTTGCTTCGGTTTCTGTTGAAGCATTTGTGTTTGTTTCACTCATAGTAAAAATTCCTTTCATTAAAAAATTTGCAATATAAAAAAGCGTCCTGCACCGTAAAAGTGCAGGTACGCTTATTGCCTGTGTTATATATGCATTTAAATTCGTTTATAAGCCGTTTAAGAGCGTTTAGAAATTATAGGACTGATAATTTTACCTCTAATAATTAAACACGATTTACGGCGATTATATGGAAATTTTTTATCTTATGATTTTCCAATCTTCCGCAAGCATATCTGTTTGGCTTGCAAGCCAGCCGAAAACCACATTTTTATCTGCTGTTTTCATGCAAATAAATGGTGGTACATTATCATGTTTGTTTCCAGTAATATTTGATACTTCATTTGTATCAAATCCCTCGTGCTTAAAGATATACATTCCCTTACCATTCCAACCTTCACGAGCAATTTTATTTCCGTTTTTCAATTCTTCTAATGCTTTTCCAAAATTCATAATATAAATTCCTTTCTTGATTTTTAGTATAAATAAAAGCACCTTGCTTTTATTTTGCAAGAGTGCTTATAAAGATTTCTTATATACAATATTGTTATCTTGTTTATATGGATTGTCATGAGTTACTTTTCCTGTCCATACTTCAGGGGGGATTCCGTTTGGATAAGCTTTACATATATGTGTCATTTGAGCAGGGTTATAATGTTCGCAATTATAACACTGAGATGAAAAATAAAATCCTAAATATTCATCTCCATCAAATATACATTCGTTTTTCAAAATTATCACCAACTTATAAGGTTAATCTTAAATCCATATTTTCTTTCCATTCGCCTTAGTGCGAATTTCCAACAAAAATTATCTGCCTGCTCAGGAGTTATTTTCCCATTTTCTAATTGTCTTTTAACTTTAGGAATAAGTCTTATTACAAAGTTATTATATTCTTTTTCAAGTTCTTCTCTACTCGGAAATTCTTTCTTCCAATTTTCAGGTTGTTTAACAGAATAAACTCCATATTTTGTAACAGCCCTAACTTCTTCAAGATTAAATAATCTAAGATTATATATATCCGCAGGAGAAGGTGGGCTATTAGATGGATGATTATGCGATAATATCATACCATTAAGCATAGTCTGTTCTTCTTTTGTAAAAGACAAACGATGTTCTTCACCCGTTTTTTCCAGAACAATTTCACCATATTTATTATACACCACTCCACGCTCAATGTCATTATTTTTAATAAGATTTTTTTCGGTTTCTGAATTAAATATTTTAGGAGTTTCGTTAAAAGAATCGTTTACAGTCTTCATAACTATACGATAATCCTTCAAAAGCTCTTTATAACGCTCTGATTTTGCAGATTTCATCTTAACAAAAGCAGCAAATGTTTTTGGTGCATCATTTGGAAGTACAGTCTTGATTTTCTCATACTGTTTACGGCTCTCGTTCCGTTTACGCTTGACTTCCTGTTCCTTGGCATACGCTTTGCGTTCCTTGTCTGACCGCATATCTTCAAATGGCTGCATACTTTTTCGGGAAAATTCCTCCATTTCAACAGCAGTATAAGCTCCTGCCGGAAGTACTGACAGACGGTGTCGGCAGTTAGGATGTATAGTACTATAACCGCTTATCAAAGCTGTATCATAGAGATAGGGAAAATGCAATGCTTGCCCCTTAGAGCCTTTGTATTTGCCATTGGCAGCTTCTTTCGTCAAAGCATAAACTCTACCCTGATACATTGAGCAGACCTCGCAAGTAGGACTGTGTTCCGTAAATCTTACAAGGTCGTAGCCCCAGTCTTGTCCTTGTATAACTTTAGCTTTATTTTGAGTTTCTGCAGTAGTTGAGCGAGCAACAGTTTCAGCATATTTTTCAATTGGCATTTTCGTACCGTTGGCATATTCTACTGCAGTCAGATTTTGCTGTTCAAGCTTCTTTTCCAGATTCTTCTGCATTTCCCTGACTGTCTGACCTGTTGTGAGCTTCTCTGCGGTCGCTTCAATACCAGCTTCTCTGACTGCGTCCTGCATTCTTCGACCAACAATGTTAATCGACTTATTTAAGTCAATATTAGCATTTTGAGTAATAAGTTCAATCTGACTTGTGTTAAGTCCGCTGAACATATTAAACAATCTTGGTGCTGTATCATCTTTTATAAGGTCATCAATCAGACTTTGCAGGCCTGTCTTGTAGTTTTCTTTGACAAGCTGCTCAACAAGTGCTTTTGATGATTTTTTCAGCTTTTTAAGCTCCTGATGAATTTGTCTTAAAAGTGACCTTTCATAAGATGCCGCCGAGCCGTGAGCCTGTTTTCGCTGGATTATTTCAACGAGCTTCTTCTGTGCTTTCTGATATGTTTCAATCAGTTTTTTCTGTGTACTCATCAGATACCCTCGATAGGTTCAAGGGCAGGTTCTTCTAAGCCAACGCTTGAATCAATATCATCAGAGCGTATCATAGCAAGCTCCGCATCTGTATCAGCAGCCGACATATCATCAAGCCTTTGTATTGCTGTATATTGCGATAATGTAGCTTTTCCACCTGTACGAACTGACATAATTTCAGCGTCCTCTGCTGGGTCGGCAGGTAAGCCGTCATGCCACGTAATAGTGATTTCTTCGGGGACAATTTCCACTCCGAGGATTCCAGCACTTGCTGATATAAGCTTTTTGAGTATCGGGTCAAAGCGGTTTGCGATTCTCCGAGCCTTGGCAAGCGGTGACATCATCAATCGTCTTAAAGCCGAACCGCTTGGAACATCACCAGCCTTATTCGTCAAATCACCAAACACAGCAGAACCCATTTCTGAAATTGTATAAAGCTGATTTGTGAGAAGCTCAATCTGCTTGAAATTTGCGTCCATACTTGCGTCCCAGACAAGATATTCTGGCTTTACTGTATCACTATCACAAGGGAAATAATCTCCAACCTTTAAACGCCAGTTGCCTGTTACTTCGTCCATTTCAAGTGCTGATTGCGGACCCGTCATACTTGGACTTGCAAATTTATCAAGTACCTTGCTTATTTGCGATACTCTGACAATGATTTCAGCAACAATACTGTCAATCGGTTCATAATCATCATGACCATATATATTGTCACTTGTAAGCAGATTTGATATACGATAAACAGGGCAGGTATGCATTGAGGTTTCAAGGCTAAGTTCCTGCTTTTGAGTAATTTCTCTGCCAATTTTAAAGCTGCCTGGTTTGCCATTAAGCTCATAATTATGAGCTTCGCACTTTTCGGGCTCATCTGGTTTATGTATCTGTACCTTTAGCCCATATTGCTTTTTTGCTGTATCAATAAGATATACCCAAGCAAATATATGATATTGAAACTGCCTTATATTATCTTGATTGACAACAGGAAACCACATTGCAGGACTTACCACATCAATGCTTGGCAAACCTTTATCGTTGCATGATAAAAGCATAATAGCATCGCCATAGCGTGATACATCAATGCAACTAATATATGCACAGCCGAATAAATCTGTATCAAGCAGTATTTTGTCAATAACTTTTTGCTTGTTATCATCGGCAACAGTAACCTTTGGCGGTTCGCCGAATACAAGGTCAGCGGTTTTCACACTCAGCAGTCTTTGATAGTTAAACACAGTTCCATATGATACAACTCTGTCGAAATTGCCGACTACTCTTTCAATTCTGCGAAACTGCTCCTTGTAGACTTCTGCGTGGTTGTTTTCAAACAATTTTCTGTGGTCAAGATATGTTTCCAGTCTATATCTTTCACTGTCTGGCGGAAACGCCTTGCCACGCTCTAAAAATGATAAATCTGTAAGCATATTACCTCCTGAGTTTTACAATGCCTGGCAAGCCGTGCTTTGCAAGTACGGTCGAACAAAAATAGCGTATATCGTCCATTGCATGGTCATGTTCCTTCAAAGGTTTGTCTTCGCCTGTTTTTTGTGAGTGCTGAGTATCCCAGACATAGCTTGCAAACTCCGCAAATGTATTTGTACAGCAGTCATTAAACATAATCAAGCCTTGTTGTATGCAAGTGGCGGTTAATCGTATGCCATCAAGTACAGCATTATTGGCTTTATGGACAGTATACCTGCCATGCTTGCGGATAACAGTGATAAAGCTTGCCGCCGACGGGTCAACGATTATAGCCGTTATTGGCAGTCTGTCAATTAGCTTAACTACCTCGCTGTAATATTCCTCATCTGTTTTCTGTGCCTTTTTATTTCTTCCGTCATAATAATACTCTCTTATGCGATACCATACACCGCCACACATTCCCCATAATCCTGCCGAAAACGGGTTCAATGTACCGTAGTCTATGCTGACATAATATTGAGAGTAGTGTCGCTCATCAGTCGGAGCAACGCATTTTTCTTTGCTGAACATTGGATAAATCAAGCCGTCAGCAGATACCCAGCGACCGAGTATATAGCGTTCAAAAAAGTTGCCTGTATACAAGCTGTAATATCGGCTTTTGACTTCTTCGGAAAGAGTCAAGTTATCGTCCATAGTAAAATGCAGATACAAGGCTTTTTTCTCATCTGCTTTTTGAATCCATTCTTGGTAGAACCAGTGATACGGATTGTCAGGGTTGCAGTTGAACCAAAAGCGTGAGCCTGTTACGGAACAACGACCTAAAGCCTGTTCGACAAAGGAACGAGGCATAAGGGCAACCTCATCAAGCATAACGCCTGCAAGCGTAATACCCTGAATCAAGTCCTGACTTGATTCGTCCTTACCACCAAAAAGATAAAAATAATTATAGCGTTCACCTTTCTGAATAACAATAAGGTTTTCCGAGCGTTTGTCCTGAATTACATATCGCTTTCGTATCATATCCAAAAGTGGTTTTATGACATTTCTGCGGCACGAACCAACTGTTTTACCACAAACAGCAAAGTTACAGCCATCAAAGTTTGTCATAGCCCACAGTACAAAGGAAAGCGACATACTCATTGTCTTGCCTGAACGGATAGAACCATCAGCTATTACAGCATTATACTTTTTACTTATTGCTTCATTAGCCCACCAAGTCATAACTTTAGCTTGCTTATCGCTGAAAGATTTAATTTTCATCAGCGAATACCTCCTTACCACGAGCAAGGAGTGCAGCCGTTAGACCATCATCTTCGGTTTCAAATGATGTTGGCTTAAAGCTATCGAGATATAGCCTTATGGCATTTGTATCTCCAACACGGCATTTTTCAATAAGTGCTTTTCTGATTTCTGTAATTTCGCTTGTCTGATATTTTTCTATTAGTTCTTTTAGTTTTCTGCGAAAGTCCTTGCGTTTAAGCATATCAAGTGAGCGTTCAAGGCTCTGCAAATCTGCAACAATGTCGTAATATTGTTTATTATCAACTGATTCCAATAGCTTGCTAACCTTGTCTATATTCGACATTTAATCACTCCTTAAACATAGTTTAAATAACAGAAACGGCTGACATACTGCAGGACATAGCTTCGCCCCCAGCAACCTGATTTTGTTCGGAAATTAGGTTGCTGTGTTCCTGCAATATGTCAGCCGTTCCCTCCGAGGAGACGAATCAATCCCCATTGTTATCGGGCATTTGTAATACATAAGACAATTTGATTATCTGTTCCTGTCCTGCGATATGCAGTTTCACAACCGCACGCCTGTGGTGTCTTTCGACTTTGATGATGTTATCTTTTAAGTCGAGCAACACTCCGCTTATAACTTCGTAACTGTTCTCCGTTAGCTTGAGTACTGACGGTTCTTTCAGCAAATCGTTTAAGCTTAATATCCATTCTGTTTCTGATTGTGTGAGCGGTTCAGGCTGATGTCCGCCACCAAGCAAGCGGATAACTCCGTTAATGCCTGAAAGTATGTAATACTGCGACCAAGAGTACATCATCCTAATAAACACATAGCCTGAAAATACGATATACTGCTTGCTTATCCACTGCTTTGCTCTGTGTATCTGTCTGTTTTCAATCGTAACAACCGCCTCAACACCTCTGCGGAGTAATTCCTTTTGTACATCAAGCTCTGAACCAGTCTGCACCTGCAAGACATACCATTTATTATTTTCCATCATTTGCAGTACCTCCTTTGACTTTGTGCTTGATACGCATAATTTCCTCCTGCAGCTCTTTGTATAGACGAGGGTTGTCGTGCTTGAGGGTTTCATACAAAAGAGTTTGATTGCTTTCAAGAGCAATTTCCTCGTCACTTTTCACCTTTGTGTCAATGCCCCTCTTGTAAGCGACCGCCCTTGCAAGTGCCGTTGCTTGACTTAGCAATTTATCTGCCGACACCTCATTCCAGTGTTCATCGTCAAGTGCAGCCACTGCATCATAAACCTTTTGGCTTGCTAATCTTAAAATAGCCTCCGCAGGGTCAAGGTCAGGATAACGCTCCGTTTCAGTTAAAATCATTCTGAAATTTTCTTGAGCAATGCGAAGCTGTTCCGCATTAGCAAGAAATCTTTTTGCATATCTGCACACGCTTGCCTGTGAGAGTGTAACTTCGTTTTTTGCAAGGTACTTGCATATCTCACGATAACTTTCACCTGACATCAGCATTTGGTCTACTGTATCCTTAAGAGCTGGCTGGAGCTTGTCAATAGAACCAACTATTCTTCTTTTGCGGCTCATAGCTTACACCTCAATCAAATCATCTTCAAGCTTTCCTGCAAGTAATCTGATACCTTTTTCTGTCAGCTTTGCCTCAAGATGCACATAGTCAACATCAGCAATCTCAGCAATCTGCTTGCTTGTGACACGCCTCATCTGTATATATCCTGCCTCTGATAAGTAGTTCAAGCTGTCAAGATATTCGTTTTCAGGCATATCTTCAAGAGCGTACTTAACTTCTTCAAGTTTTTCATATTTATAGCGTAGCAAATTGATTGTACGCAATACACGACCGTTATTTTTAATAAATCTTCCAGCCCTCATTTTTGCAATTGTATCGTTCACTTTACTCACCCTTTCTTATTGAGTTCAATTAACATATCGTAAATCTTGTCTATTTTATCGTCTGTTTTTGCCTGAGAACGATAGAAATCAGCCTTACTTAAAGTGTTTTCTTTGATTTCTTCGACATCTTTTTGCAATTTGTCCATACTTGTTGCCGTATCGGATTTAAGCTCTTTAAATTCTTCTTTTGTAACATAAGTAAGCTTTATATGGTTAATATCAGCCTCGTGCTGGTCTTGCTTTGACATCGTTCTTTTCAGGAAATAGCCTATTATGCCGATTGCTATTGTCACCGCAAGCCCAACGAGCCACCAGGTGTCTGCTCCGAATTCCATTTTTTCACCACCAAACGAAAAAGGTATCATTAAGTCTTAACTTAATGATACCTTAAATCTTTGAAGTAAAATATATGAAATATTTCTCTTTTTTTCTTCAATTTTTACCATAACGAGGTCTGCTCCGAACCATACATTTCATTCATATAATCAGCTACTATAGTTCTTACAGCTCTTTCTGATAAACCGTATTGCTTTGCAAGTGAGGTATAATTTTCGCCGTTAAAGTGTCGTATAATTTCTGCATCACGCTTTATACAAAACAGCTTATCCATTTTTGCAATATAGATATTAGAACCACCATAAAGCTTGACAAGCTCTATATACGCCTTGATTCCGATTGCCTGTGCAATTTCTCGTTGTTCGCCTCTTAGGTCAGAGAGCTGTATTTCAAAACTATCCATATTCACCATCACCCCTCATAGCCTTGCGTTCGGCACTTCTTATGTACCTCTTTATTGCCTCAATCAGCTTGCTGCCCTGTTGGTATGTAAGCCAGACAAGTGGTTTTTCAGGAAGTGCGTCAACACCGACCTCTTTTTTTATTATACCGCACAGCCTTTCGCCGAGTGATTTTGAGCTTTTCTTTTTATCGAATTTTTTCAGCTCATACATTAAATGCCACACCTTGCGTTGCTGTCCTTCACTCATACCGCCTGGCTGTTCCTCATATCTTGCTGTTCGTCTTATCTTTGCAGGAGGTTCTCCAAGATTTTGTATATGTATGCGTTCTGCAAGTTCATGTACAACTGCCTTGTATTCATCATCTGTAAGAGTCTTTATGCTATCCTTGCCTGTTATTGATTCGACAAGCAGATGTAGGTTATCACGCTTATTACCACTTTCAAGTATACCGAGTATTGAGCCCATACCGTATATCCGTTGTATCTGCTGTTTTGTCATAAATTTCAGCTCCTTATTTAATTTTCTTCGCTAATCTCATGCATTGCATATATTGATATTTCTGCTCGTAAAAAATCTGTTCGAGTATGCAGATTCGTCTTTTATCATTTTCTGTCTTTTCATCTCGCTGATATAAAATATCAAGTTCACGCTCAGCATACTCATAGTTTGTTTTACAGCGTTCAGCCATTTTCAACCAAGTTTCCACATAGCCTCACCTACTCAACTGAGATTTTTGTACTCTCATCAACAATCATAGCAGTATCAATAAGCTTTGTTATTTCAGCAATATCACTATCGCTTGTTATACCATTAAGTTCAAGCAAGGTGCTGTAGCTCTGCCAAGCTGCCGCCTCGCTGATGAGATAAGCATATTCATTTGCTTCTTGCTCTGATAAACCGCCGATATTGATAAGATTTTTCTTATCTGTTTCAAAATTTGCACCCTTGAGCTTCTTGGCTAACTTTTTGCGTATTGTATCGTCTACTGGCAACTGAGCAATGGCGTCATTAAGCGATTGCTTAATATATGAGCCTGTCCATACCTTTGTGAGCATACGCTTTGCAGGAGTTGTAAGCGTGTACTTTGTTTCCTCCTTAACTGCGTCGCTATATGCTGCTCCAAATATTTTCTTAAGCAATGTAGGATATGTGAGCTTGAGAGTTTCAGCAATTGTTGCAGTTACTTTATTTCCTTGTTCAGAAGCATATGTAACCGTTTTATACTTTGTATTCTCTAAATCCTTACTGCTTGCAAAAATAATCTCAGCTTCAAGCTTTTCTTTTTCTGCTGTAAGCTCTGTTATCTTCGATTTTATAGTTGTGAGCTGGTCAATCAAGTTTGTATCAATCATCAGTCTTCACCGCCTTGATAATCTTATTTGCACAACTTTTACAAATATGAAGTTTACAATCCTCAACAAATATAATATCTTCGATTGAAGCACAAAAATGACAAGCAGCCGCATGAGGAGTAATGACGATTTTTTCACCATCACTTCTTATATCAACTGCTGTGCCGGAGTGTAAGCCCGTTTCAAATCTCATATCTTTCGGTATTGAGATTGAACCGTTTTTCTGAATTTTCTTTGATTTTTCCATAAACATTCTCCTTTATAGGTCAATAATGTCCTTGATATATTCATAGCTTTCTTCGATTTTATATGTAGTGCGACCTTCTGACTTTAATTTTTCACTAAATTGCTTTAATCTTGCTGCTATCTTTAATGCTTTAGCTGCACCAACAGCTTGTAAACTATGCTTTTCCGTCATTGTACGGTGTACAGTCATTATTTGCACTGCTTCAAGCAAATACAATGTACTTCCATAAATATTATTTTTGAATACCTCATCAAATTCTTCTGAAGATTCTGATATAAATTTTTCACGATTCAATGGTTTTTTATTAGGTGGAATAACTCCTTGTTTTTGGAGTTCCTTTTTGATTTTTGCTCGTTCAGCTTTTTCTTTTGCGGTCATTTTTTTAGCCACTACTGCTATACCTCCTTTATAAATCCCTCTTTGAGAGCAATACTTTTGATTTTAGCAAGCGTTGCTGTACCAATTCCACGATAGCCATGCTCTTGAAGATGCTGTATGAAATTTTCTACAGTATTATTAGCTTGAGCTTTATCGGAAAGCGTATCAATAAATTCACAAAGCTGGCTGTCAGTCATTTTTCTAACCTTGACAGCTTTTTCATGCTGAGCACGCTCAAGAGGTGTCTTTTGAAAATTTTTCTTTGCCATTTTATCACTCCTTTAAATTTATCCCCACTCTGCGTTGCCGGGCTTGTGACCGTTCATCAAAAACTGATGAGCCGCATTAAGGTGGGGCATACAGCCCCAAGTATTTTAAAGTGGTTTAACAACTGCGATTATGTCAAAATTTTCCATTATTGTATCCGCAAATTCAATATCATCTTTTGTTGCCATTGATTCAAGTGTTTTCGTGAAGTTTCTCATTGCAACAATTGCCATTGGATGAGTGAGTTGAGTTATTGAAATTCCTCCTAAAAATCTAAAATATAACTGAACTATTTCTGGTATTGTTTCATTTATTACTTCATTATTATCTTCTTTGCACGCTTTGGCTAAAGTTATTGATAATTCAGTAAGTTTACGATTTTCCTGTTCTGTCATTATATTTCCCTCCGTTAATTCATTGTTATTTGCATAGCTGATGCCATTGCAGATAGACCTTCATAGCTGATATTTTGATTATCAAGAGCATTGCTATATACATTTATTGCTCCTCGCAGACCTTGCGGAGAATGTGCAATATTCAGTAAAAATGTTATTTCTTTTTTTCCATGAAGAGCAGGACAAAGCAATTCAATATCGTGATATTCAATGTCTGATGTCAATCTTATTTGTTTTATCTTCGTTCTGTTTGCGATTTGTGCATATGCAGGCTTATTGTTACTGCCAGCTGTCTCAAGATTACCAATAAGACAAATGCCAAGCTGTGGATTGACATCCGAAAAAGCTCTGAGAGCTTCTACTGTCTTAATAGGTAAGTGTTGTGCTTCATCTACAATAAGTACTTTTTCACCAGATAAGGCATTGCTTATTGAAAACCACATATCATCTTTTCTGCTTTCTCTTAACCTGAGTGTTTTGCATATCAATTTCAAACAAGCAACTACACCCGATGTACAAGGGTTCACTGAAATATATATTGCACTATTCGGATAATCCTTAATATATTGTTTCGCAGCCATTGTTTTGCCAATACCTGCATCACCGCTCTCTCTTGCAATACCACCTTTAAGATGACAAAGCCTGATAGTCTTATAAACACCCATAGATATAGATGTTTCAACATATCCAACAGTATTTGTTTTGCTCAAAAGGTTATTTGCTGCTTCTACAGTTTCAAAAATTTCTGTTAAACGAGTTTCCACATTTGCGACATTTCCTTCATACTTGTCTTTAAGATATGTACTAAGAGTCGCAGGACTAAGTCCGATTGCTTTTGCCGCCGAACTAAGCGAACCACTTTCGCTTATATAGTTTTTCAGCTTTTCTTGTAATTGCTTGTTTGCCATAATTACTCATCCTTTCTGTTTCTTGCGTCTTTCAGCACTATGTATCATTCTGTCTATGTCTACATTTGCTCTTGTGCTTCCGCCAACAGCTTCAGGTAATGATTCATCTGCACGCTGTATCGTGATTACAGGATTGGCTGGCGTGATAGAAATTTCCTTATTTCGCTCAACCTCTCTAAGTACAAGGTCAAGAGCAGTGTGTTTACCAAGTACCAATGCTTTTTTAGCTTTGAGTGATTTCTTAACAATGCTTTCATACTCTTTAACCTTATGCATTGCAGCAGATACTTCTTCTTTGCTTGCACCATATTCACATATTGCTGTATTATCAGCAGGTACAGTCATAAGATAGCGGTCTTCAAGGTCGTATATGCGTATTTCACCAATATTGTCAGGGTCATACCTGTAATATACTTTCTTGCCCTGCATATCAAGCAATTCTTTGCTGAAGTAGTCTATACGCTGTCCTGATACTGTAAGATGTACGCCTCTTCTGCCGACAGTCTGAGCTTTTGATGACCTCATAAGCATAAGATTAAGTTCACTTTCTTCAGCAACTCGCTTATGCAATAGATTTTCTTCATAAACCTGCTGTTTTGGTTTACCTTTATCTTTTGCAACAGCTCCGTTATATACATCTCTGTTAAAGTAATACTTAACAATCATCTCTATTTGTTTTGTGAAGTCTATGTCATTCGGAATTCTTCCGCTCTTTAAAATCGTTTTAAGCGATTCTGGCTTTTCAAGTACATTTCCGCCTGTAAATGTTTCAAAAAGACGGCTTATACTATTCTTGAGGTCAAGAAATCTTCGTTCAATAATCTTTGCTTTCGCATTGCGTACAATAGCGTTTGTCATCTTAATGCCAAGACGCTCAAAAACAGGTGGCGGAGTAAACTTATCCTTAGTCGATTTCTTCTGTCTGTGTCCAAGACCGCCAACATCAAAGGTCAAAAATTCTCGACCGTTATCAACATATATATTAGCCGGTATTCCATATTCCATAATACCCTTACGCAATGCAATAAGTGTTGCTTGTGAGCTTGGGTTATTAGTAACATAAATACCTGTTAATATGCCGCTTCGTGCGTCCATAAAGGCTGTAAGGTATAATCTGTGAGTTGTTTTTCCGTCTGTAGTCATTACATCGAATGTGTGATTATCAGCAATCCACCACTCATTGCTTTCCATATTGTCATATAAGCGTTTGATATATGGAGCATAGCGGTCTTTGAAAGCTTTATCGCCATATCTTCCAAGAGTTTTTAAGCCTTCCGTAATGTCGTTTTCTATATGCCTGCAAAATGTTGCATAAGACGGAATCTGTTCTAATAGATGAGGCTGTTCTTCTCTTGTCCATAACTTTGTATACTCATAACACTTTTTTACTGGATATTGTCTTTCATCCAAGTAATAGTATAAAAAAGCGTCCCATACAGTGGCAGGTATACTGCTTGCTCCCTTGCGTGTATAACCACGCCCATCAGCAAGAGCCACTTTATCACCTTTTCTTATTGCATTGTATTTGCGTTGCAAAATATCATATGTAATTTTTATATCTGGATATTTTTCAGATACTAACGCTATATATGCCTTATCAGCTTCCGCCTTACTGCCTTTATATTGATTTCTGAAACTTTGCCAGTTCTCGATTATCAATAACCATGTATTTATCTGATTTCGTTGTTGCTCATTAAGCTCTTCTATTGTTCTGCTTGATGTATCAACTTCCTCTTCAGGCAATACCAATCCATGAGATTTTTGATATTTCAGCTGTAATTTAGTGTCGAGTGCTGAGAGCGGTATCAAATACTGCGGTCTGTTCTTATCATTGAGTTCTTTTTTTGCCTTTATACTTCCACTCAAAGCAGCTTTGCGTAAATATTGTGTACTGCAACCTTTAAGCTCAGCAACTTCCTTAACAGTTAAGTATGTTTCCATAATTGTCACCTCATTTCTATATCAATAATTATTAAACTGTTTTTAACTATTGCTTATGGCTTGTTTAAACGACCTGCCATCATCGGAGCAGGGTGGTCAATCTCCTGCTGACCGCCTTGTGGCGGTTTCGGCTGTTTATGCTTCTTGATGTTCATTCTGATTTTGTGATTCTTGCTTTTGTAGAGGAGGAAAAGTCATTTTTCGTCCTGACCAATAGTTTGATGCTGTGCTTTTCATAAGTTCTCTAAAATCCCTTTCGTCCTTGAGCCCTTTGATAAAGTAATCAAAATCTCTCTTTGTCTTACAAAGTTTCTTGGCTTTTTTGAGCGTACGCTCAATTTTCACGCTTTTAACAAGTGTACCAAATCCCATTTTTATCTCTCCTTATATATTTTCATTGCCCTTAGTGAGCATTTCCTCTATCTGTTTTTTAACCATCGTATCAAGCTTATATATATACATAGCCCAAGCAATACGAGGACTATCATATTTGCTTATTGTGCCTGCTGGCGTTTTGATTATATAATGCTTATTTTCTTTATCGTAAAGTAATTGCATTCCACGATTATCAAACATTTTAACAACCATTGCGTATAAAATCTCCTATTGCTGTACAGGATACTACCCTTTCGCAAAACTTGTGCCTTGCAAAGTGTATGTTATCCGTATAAACTCCACAATATGGGTCACCATCATTGTCTAAATACCATACTACATATGGCTCAGCAGCATACGGATTGTATGCAAGTACCACCTTATCTGCAAAGTTTGCAATTACTGTGTGCGTTCCATTGATTTTTTCTGTGATATTCATTGCTTTCCAGCTCCTTTCATTGACCTGCCATCATCAGAGCAGGGAGGTCATCTCCTGCTGACCGTTCCCAACAGGGAGCGGTTTCGGCTTATTGATAATTCAAAGAATTTATGATACTATTATTAAAAAAAAAGGATGTGAAATAGTTATGTTTTTCGATTCTTCAATTCCATTAAAACATGAACTAAACTGTTTGAACTACGATATATCTCTTTACTGTAAATTTCTAATAGATTGTTTGCATGATACTTTTCCCGATTATTTAAGGTTGTACAAATCTAAAATTTACTCTTATGCAAATAACATTGATAAATATAAACCTAATGAGTTTCCTTTAAAATACAGAGTTTACATAATAGACTATAGGCTTAATATTATCTTTGCAGGATTAGATACGAGCGGAAAAATGTCGACATTTTTCTCGAAATACGGAAAGTATTCTCATGATATAGAGGATTATTATTTCGGTGATGGAGAGAAGTTAGAAGAAAAAATTTCTGGATTTATAAATTACAATTCAAAAGGATTAAAGAAATTTTCAGAATCTTACGGTTTTATACCTGTAGAAGAATTGTCAATGTCAACTATATTGATATGTGCTGATGAGGAAATTCAAGAGCATAGATTAATATCAACTTTTCAAACTATGATTTTGCTTGAAAAATATAGAACTAAAAATGAGATTGACTGGAAACAAATTATCAATAGAATTAATAAAGAATATGAGTGGATTTAATAATCTTTTTCTTTTAATTTTTCTCTTAATTGTCGTTCTATCCTTTTTTGAAGTGAGTTTCGAATTAAAGCAGTTTGGTCATATCCATATACATTGCCATTCGGAGTGTAGATTCTAATTGTTTCTTTTATCTGTTGGCGATTTAGTTCGTCGGCAGATTTCTTTTTATATAGCATAGTACCCACCTTCTTTCCGACCTGCCATCATCAGAGCAGGGAGGTCATTTCCTGCTGACCGCTCCATTTGGGAGCGGTTTCGGCTTATTCATGCTTTATAAATACTCTCGATTTCAGCTTCCTCGATTATTCCGATGAGGCTTTTGATATTACTAAGCTTTTCACTGTCGGACTTCCAGTCACTCGCTGTGTTCATCAGACTTTCAATCATATGAATACATTCCTTATATGCCTCACTTAAGCCTTTTTGACTAATAATCTCTTTAAGATATTTCTCCATTTTGATTCACCCTCTGTAAAATTTCTTTGCGTATCGACAAATAGATGCTTGCGATAATTCTATACCGCAGTCAAGTAGGAACCTTTGAATCTGTTATCTTGCATATTGTGTTTTCCATAATTTTCACTCCTCATTCTCTGCATATATCATTCATAGTGCAATCCAATGCTTTTGCAATATCCATTGTAAGCATTAACGACGGTATTTTGCGTCCGGTTTCAATTAGTCCAATCATTGATTGATTAACCTTGACAGCTTGAGCAAGTTGAGCCTGTGTCATTCCTACTTTTGTGCGAATATTCTTGATATTTTCGCTAATACCCATACAAATATTCCTCCTTATTTTTCTTGTTTTTACTTTATGACTATGGTAATATTTAAGTAAGTTAATTACTTTAGTAAATATTATAGTGCTTTAAAAAGCACTTGTCAATATTATGAGTGCTTTTTAAAGCACTTTCTGCATTTTGCACAACAGTTAGGAGGAATTATTGTGTTTTTTAACAATTTAGAGTTAATGTGTAGTAACAAAAAAATAAAAATGACTCAATTGCTTAAAGAACTTCAATTAAGTAAAAGTGCAATTTCCCGCTGGCGTAGTGGTGTTTTACCCAATGGTGAAATTTTAATTAAAATTGCTGATTTTTTTGAATGTTCTATTGATTACTTAGTTGGTAGAACAGATGATCCAACTTGGCGTAAGGCAACTAAAAATACTGCCAAAGTTATTACCAAATCTCCTATATTATCAGAAAAGTTCGAAGAGCCTAAAATTATGTTGCCTTATTATCCACAGTCTGCCAGTGCTGGTAACGGAAATTATTTGTTTGAGAGTTCATCAGAATGGCGTAATGTACCCAAAAATAGCAAGACTGAAGAGGCTGATTTTATGCTTATGATAAGTGGTAATAGTATGTTACCTAAATTTTCTGATGGAGATATAGTTTTAGTAAAAAAAACACCTTCAATATTTGAAGGTGAAATTGGTATATTCTACATAGATGGTGATGCCTTTATAAAACAAATGGGGAACGGAGAACTTATTTCGCTTAATCCTGATTATCCTAATATATCACTTAAAAATTGTAATGATGTTCGATGCTTCGGTCAGGTTATAGGTGTTCTTGATGCATAATTATTAATAAATATACAAAAATAGTGTTTAATTATACATTTTGGTTGCGATTTTAAAATTAGTAATTGTTATCATTTTATCTTATAAATGTACATAATTACTGAATTGCAACTGGTTGCTATTTAAATGTGTATTTAGTTGCGATTAAATTACCAATTGTCAACCATTGCAACAGCTGTGCTGTGTAATTCGTAAAATGCCCTTAAACGGCTTATAAACCGCATTTATAGCTTTCTTAAACACTTTTAAACGCTATTTTCTAATGGTAATTACATACCCTTTATAAGCCCTAAAATCGCCCAAAACTGCTTTCAAATAAAATCCAAAAAAAGAGCCGTTTTTCAAAGTGTAACCTTTCGTTACGCTCGAAAAACGGCTTATTTATGGGATTTTTTTGATATTCCCTTGTTTTTTCGGTTTTTACCAACTTCCTCTTATTTTTTGGATTTCATTTACAAACTTACAGACAGGTCGCAGAATACAAGCTGGGCAGAGCGTTTTTCTTTAGTCTGTTCCCAGATGCGGAACACATTCCGGGCGCAGACAGCCACCTTGCCATTGGGGTCGTCGGCAGCGAGAGGGTTGATGAGCCGCATATCCAGCGCCAATTTCCGCCCGTCATTGGTAATGCGGAGCATATTGTCCACATGGGGGTCAACCCCACCGGCACGGATTTTCTCTGCCCGTTCCGCCAGCCCCCTTATCATCTCTTTCTGAAGCTCCGAGGGCTGGATCACTTCCGTGTGGAAGTTTGCCTTGGGAACAGGCAGACAAAGCATATCCGCTGTTTGGATGTCGGCAACCTCCTTGAAAGCAGCCATCAGCTCCGGCAGGTTATAAAACTTGGCAAACCGGGTTTTGGCTCGGTAGCCGGTGCCCTCCGGCGATAACTCGATGGCTGTAACCGTTTCTCCGAAGCTCCCCGCCCAGTCATCGAAATGGACAAGGCCCATCTCCTGCAGGAGCCTGTACTGCAAATACCTCTGGATGGTGTAAAGCTCTACCATGGAGTTGGAGATAGGGGTGCCGGTGGCAAAAATCACGCCGCGCCCGCCGGTCAACTCGTCCAGATACTGCGTTTTCATGAACAGGTCGCTGGATTTCTGGGCTTCGGTCTGGGCAATGCCGCCCACGTTTCGCATTTTTGTCGCCAAAAACAAGTTCTTAAAATAATGGCTCTCATCAATAAAGAGCCTGTCCACGCCGAGCTGCTCAAAGGTGACGGTGTCATCCTTGCGGCTCTGGTCGTTGAGCTTGGCCAGCCTTGTCTCCAGCGATTTCCGGGTACGCTCCATCTGCTTGACCGTGTAGCGTTCCGCCTTCTGTGCCTTGGCCTGCTCGATTCCTTCCAGGATTTCTTCAATCTGGCGCTCCAAAATGGCCTGCTGGCGCTCCAGGCTCATGGGGATTTTTTCAAACTGGCTGTGGCCGATGATGATGGCGTCGTAGTCCCCGGTGGCAATGCGGCTGCAAAACTTCTTGCGGTTCTGGGTTTCAAAATCTTTCTTCGTGGCAACTAAAATGTTGGCGCTGGGATAGAGCTGGAGCCATTCCGCCGCCCACTGCTCGGTGATGTGGTTTGGCACCACGATCAGCGACTTGGTGCAAAGGCCCAAACGCTTCATCTCCATGGCAGCGGCCACCATCTCGTAGGTCTTGCCCGCCCCCACCTCGTGGGCCAGCAGGGTATTCCCGCCGTAAAGGATATGGGCAATCGCGTTGATCTGATGAGGCCGTAGGGAAATTTCCGGGTTCATGCCCTCAAACCGGATGTGCCGCCCATCATACTCACGGGGGCGGACGCCGTTGAAGGTTTCGTTGTAAACACGGCACAGCAGTTCCCGGCGGTCGATGTCTTTCCAGATCCACTCGGCAAACTTCTGCTTGATGAGTTCCTGCCGGTCCTGGGCAATCGCGGTTTCTTTTTTGTTGAGGACAGGCTTTTTCTTGCCGTTCTCGTCCTCAATATAGTCAAATACCCGCACATCCCTTTGATTTAGGGTCTGCTCCAAGATGTGGTAGGCGCTCATCCGCTTGGTGCCGTAGGTGGTAATGGCTTTCACATTGCTGCGGTCGGCGTTTTTCTCCCGGATGCTCCATTGGCCGGTGGCTTCGGAGCGCAGGATTTTAATACGATCCCGCACATAGTAATTGGGGGTGAGCAGCTCCACCATGAATTGCTGGTACACCTCGATGGGCACCCAGTTCGCGCCAATGCGCACGCCAATTTCTCCAGCGCCCAAATCCTGGGGCTGAACGGCTTCCAGGGCCTCCACATTTCTGCGGGCGGTTTCCTTCTGATTGTCAGGGGCCACTTCCAGGAATGCTTTTGCCATCCGCAGCTTTTGGCGCACTTTCCCGGAAAGGTACTCATCCGCCGTGACAAGAGGATAGCGGCTCAAATCCGCCAAAGAAGGCAGGATGTCCTCCGGGTTCTCCGCACAGCGAATATCCCGGTAGATCACCCCGGCAAGCTCTTTTTCCAGTTCCTCCGGGGATTTACCCGACAGCTCTGCCATATAGTCCATATCCACACGGGCTTTTTCCGAAATGGACACCGCCAACGCTTCACTGGCTGTATCCACACTGGTGACAGCCACATGGGGCCGGATGGTGCGCCGGGTGAACATATCGGCTTTTCTTTTTAGGTTGCCCTGCTCATCCAGCACCTCCAGAGAGCACAAGAGGCAGTAGCTGGAGTCCTCCGAAAAGGCCAGCTTGTTGCCGCGACTGTTCAGCAGCCCATACTTGGCGGTGAAGCTGTCGTAAAGGGCGTTGAGCTTTTGCTGCTCGGCTGCAATATCCTCATCCGGGTAGCCTTCGGTCTGGTACTCAATAAGCCTGCGGGTACATTCCCGCAGCTCGATCATGCCACGGATACGGTTTTCCGCCGTGACGGAGACTTCCACCGGGTGCATGAGACTGTTTTCTCGGTAGTATACTTGCCCATCTGCAATCGTGTAGCTGAAATTCTTCACTGTGGGGTCGGCAGGGATGGAGCGATCTTCCTCCTCGTCCAGCTCCTCCAGCTCATAGGGCTTGATTTCCGCCTGCAAAAACTGGATGGCATTGGCAAGCTGCTCGGATAAATCTTCCCCCTCGCGGGCTTTGCAGGCGCTGTCCGGCCCGAACCGTGTGGATTCCATCACCATGTCGCCCAAAATCATCTCCGGGTGCTGCACGAAATAGCGGTTCATGCGGATTCCGTTTTCATCGGTGTCCAAATGCACCCAATCCTGGTCTAAATCGGTGATGTGGTCGCGCTTTTGCAGGAAAATGATGTCGCTGGTCACTTCCGTTCCGGCGTTCCGCTTGAAGGTGTTATCCGGCAGGCGGATGGCCCCAATGAGATCGGCGCGCTGTGCCAGGTACTTTCGGACGCTGGAGTTTTCCTTGTCCAGAGTGCCTTTGCTGGTAATGAACGCCACAATACCGCCGAGCCGCACCTTGTCCAGCGTCTTGCCGAAGAAATAGTCGTGGATCAGCCAGTGGTGCTTGTCGTACCGTTTATCCAGCACTTTGAAATCCCCAAAGGGGACGTTGCCCACGGCTACATCAAAAAAGCTGTCGGGCATTTGCACAGTTTCAAAGCCGTTTACGGAAATGTTGGCATTCTGGTAAAGCTGGCCCGCAATCCGCCCGGAAATGGAATCCAGCTCTACGCCATAGGCTTTGCTGCCCGCCAAATCTGTGGGGAGCAAGCCAAGGAAATTACCGGTGCCGCAGGATGGCTCCAAAATGTTCCCTTGGGTAAAGCCCATCTGAGCGAGGGCCTTATAGATTCCCCGGATGACCACAGGCGGCGTGTAAAAGGCGGTGAGGGAGCTGGCCCTGGCCGCTGCGTATTCCTCCGAATCCAGCAGAGATTTCAGTTCCTCATAATGGGGGCTGGTTTGTTCAAAGCAGTTTGCAAGGCCGCCCCAGCCCACATAGCGGGACAGGATTTCCTGTTCTTCGGGCGTGGCCAGCCGTTCCTCAGCTTCGATCTGCTTCAAGGTGCGGATGGCGGCAGCATTGGCCGCGTATTTCTCGCTGGGGGTGCCGTGGCCCAGGGCGTCATCGGTGATGTGGAAATCATGGCGCTGATCCCTGGGGACCTCCGGGTGCAGGGTTGTGAAAGTAATGCGCTCACGGCGGGGGTGCTTCGGCGGCAGTGGGAGTGCTTCTTCTTTTTTAGGCTGTAAATCGGCCTGCTCTGGGCTGGCTGACGGTTCCTCTGCGGCAGGGGCTTGTTTTGCCTGCTCAATGGCTCGTTCATCAGGGAAGTTCCCGTAAACCCGCAGCCATCTGTTCTCCTGAAGGTCATAGATACCCGCGCCATCATAGGCAAAGCCATCCTCGCCCTCCATAGTGCCGGCCACATATTTCTGCGCAGCTTGTTCGGCCTCCGCCAGCGTTTGGTAATCCAGCCGTTCATCAAAGCCATTTTCAAAGTGGTGGTACACCACCACTTCGTAAGGCGGCTCCATGCGCTGGGCATAGCGGTCGATGTCCTCCATGGTGAGCCATTCCGGTTTTTCCGGCAGGGCGTCATAGAGTTCCCGCATTTTGGCGATTTGCTCTCGCACGTTCCCAGCCCACAGGTGCTTTTCTGCCCGCCCGCCAGCGCCCAAGAAATAGTCGCAGTCGGCTTTCAGGCGGCTTAAAAGCATATAATCATTTTGTGGTGGTGTACTTTGCTGCAACAAGGGAAGGATGTCTTGGTACTTGGGATATTGTGCGAGGAAGTCCAGAACGCCCCCGTCACCGTCCCCAATATCCTGGCGCTCGGTGTAGGTGGTGCCATCTGGCATGACCACGGTAAATTTCACCTTGTCATACCCCAGGAACCGAGCATTTTCTGGGTCATCGGATTCGTACCACGCCTGCCAAGTGCCGTATTTTTCAAGAGCAGCCTTTGCACCGGCCACCTGCTCCTCATCCGCCTGTTTCATCAGGGTGTCAAATTCACGGATACCGTAGCGTTTTCCATCTTCAAACACGGGGCTTTCGCTCCACTCGCAGAAGATGTATGGCTCTATGTCGGGAGGGTATTTTCCATTGAAATAGTCCTGGTCCACAGAGGTGAGTTGGTCAAAGTCCAGTTCGGCCAGCTCATTTTGGATGAGTTCATCCAGGCTCTCATACTGCCTGCGCTCCAAAAACTGCCCGTCCAGATAACGCTCAATGCGGTAATGGACCAAGTCGGCATTGACCTGGATGGGAATTTCCTCATCCGTAACAGTGGTGTAGGCAATGCCCACCTTTTCCAGATCACTGAAATCGGCTGGACTGCCATACTCGGCCTCGCAGAAATCGTTGATAAATTCTTTGGCAATCTCCAGTGAAGCAGGTTCCGGCTCCTCGGACAAAAACTCGCGCTCAATGAAGTCGGCAACATCCTGGCTGTTACCTTTGCCGCCATGGGCACGGTAATCCATCAAACCTTCTTCGACCAGTTCGCTGGATACCGCATATCCGGCCTCCTCCAGATAACCGGCGATTTCTTCTATCTGCGCCTGTTCCGGGGTAAGGGCCGGGGGCAGCTCCGCGATCTGCTCCATACAGAGGGTGATGTCCACCGCGATTTCTTCTTCCAGGTCCGCATGGTCCAGGAAGGATTGAAGCAGTCTGCGGATTTCCTCTCTCTGAACGGGGTCATGGAGCTGCCGGGCGATATTTTCCACCGCCTGGGCGTCATCCTCACCATAACCCATGCGGGAACCATCAAACTCTCCCACAAAACGCAGCACCTGGGCGGCCAGCTTCGGGTAGGGGTCTACCGGTTCTTCTTTTTGGGGTGGTTCCTGCGCCCTGGGCGGCACGGTGAACACCGGCGCGTCCTGGGTGGCGGAAATGGTCATTTCCGAAGTGTCAGCAATCCGCTGGATTTCCTCCCGCACTGCCTGGGGCATTTCCTCCTCGTAGAAGGTCACCGTGCGGTCTGGGGCGATGTGGGCAACCGTTTTGTAGTCACCGTGTTCCTCCTCCAGCCGGTTCCACACCGTGACGCCGTTTCCCAAATAGCCGTAGCCCAGGTCGTAGGCTTTGGCTTGCGGCATGGTGGGAACCACAGGCTCCTTGTGCTCTGCAAAGAGCGTGAAGGTTCCCTGCCGGAAGGCAGTGAGGTTTTCAAACGCCTGCTGGCGCAGGGCGTACATCCTGTCATCCTGCGGGGTGGCCTCCCAAATGGGGACCATCATCTGATAGATTTCTTCCACACGGGCCGGGTCGTCAAGCTGCGGCTCGATGAGCTTCACCGCGTCCCAATAGTCAAAGCCAAAGGGATAGGGGTGGGGCTGCTCCTGGGGTACGTTTTCAAAGAAAGTGCGGATATTCCGGGCAAGCTGGTGCTTCTCATACTGCGGCATGGCGGCGCGGTCCTCATCGGTGAGGAACCGCCCCTGGGCGATCATGGCGCTGACGCGCTTTTCCACGGCGTTCCATTTCAGCTCCACCTTGGCGTAGGGGGCGGTGATACTGCCGTGGCTGAAAGAAACGCCTTTACTGAGCTGGTAGGTCACATCGTCATTCCCACTGGAATGGCCGCTGTACTCGCCGTGGTAGTGCTTTAAGAAATTCTCCCGTTCCTTGCGCTCTGTGTGGTTGCGATAGAAAGAATACACGGCCAGCCGGTAATCGGTGCTGCGTTTTCCACCCCGGAGAAGGTTGTCGATCTCGTCCCCGGAGATGAAAAAACGCCGCTGGGGGGCGTACCCTTCGGCGGCGGTAAAGTGCAGCGGTTCCCGCTGCAGGTCGGAAAGCTGCTCCAGCAATTTTTGCGGACGGTGGAAATGGAATCGCAGCAGTTCCCGGTTCTCTCTGTATGCCTGGACAAACTGCTCCAGCTCATCCCGCAGGTTCTGCAGCCCCTCCGGATGGCCTAACAAATCGCTTATGGCGGCGCTTTCCTCTGGAAACCCATGATTTTTACCGTAAATGGTATTCACCGTGGGAAGATAGCCCGCGTCGGCAGTGCCTTCTGCAAAATCCTGCCGGAGATACCATAGCTGCGCGGCCCGTTGCTGGCGCTCATACTCATCCACCCGGTCAAGCTCGCTCTGGGGCATATATCGGCCCAAGTCCAGCAGTTCCCGGATACGGGCCGCCGCCTGTTCCCAGGGGATGAGGGTGGCGCTGGAACGCTGGGCGCTTTCGCCCTGGGCAATGCGGATTCCCTCGGCGTTGTACCAGATGGCATACTGTCGGCCATCCAGATAAAAGCCAGCGCCGTTCTCTCCATAGTGCTCTGCCAGGAACCTGGCATTGTCCGGCTTATCCTTTTTGAAATAGGCGCAGATGATGAGGCGGCTGTTCTGGTCGTTAGCACCAATGCACAGCGCCTCGTCGATTACCTGCTGAGGCAGAGCCGGGTGAGGGAAAATGGATGGTTTGGCCGTACCCTCGGCCTGGGTTGGCTGCTGAAACGCCGCAAAATCAAAAAGGGACATCTGCTGGCTCTCTTGGGTAGGGAGCTGCGGGATGTCCGTCTGAATGAAGTATTCTTTTTTGTCAATAAGCTGGGCGGTCCAGCCTGCCACCACTTCCCAGGAAAATACAGATTCCCTGGTGCGGGATGGGTAAGAGCCTTCCCACATGAGCAGGCCATTCTCCTGGGGCTTATATCCCAGGCGCTGCCCGTCAGCGATGATCTCAGTGTACCGGTCCTGATAAGCGGATTTCAGGTAGTCGGCCCGTTCCTGAACGTCGCTGTGAACCGAAAAGAAAAGCTCGATCTGATTTTTCTTATATTTCAGGTCATCATCTTTGTTGGCGATGATGGCCATGATCTGCTTTTCATCCAAAAGCGCAGGGAGCTGTTCGCCACCTGCGCTTTCTTCCGGTTCATCAATTAGCTGTAAATCAGCTCCGCCAGCACCGTTTCCTCCGCCGCGTTCTGCAGGTTGCTCATCATCTGCACCCACTTCATCTGGTCGCTGGCTTTCAGTTCCTCTGTCACGCCCTGGTTCTTGGCCATCTGCGCCACGATCTGCTCCATCCGGCGCTGGGCGGTCTGCTGGATCTCCGCCAGATGGCTGTTCAGCTTGCCGCTGGTCAGCAGGTTGGTGTACGTCACCCTGCGGTGCTCCTTGAGGAATTTCTTCCGAAGCAATGCGTATTTCCCATGGGGAACCGGCTCCTCCTGGGGCGGCAGAAGGTTCGGCAGATTGTAGTCGCCCTGCCTGGTGTAAGTGATCTCGGTCATATTCAAAACTCCTTTCCAGCTGTGTGTTTTCCTGTTCAGTTACAGCATACTGGTTTTTCTGCTGGGGTTCAAATGTGCGATTTTCTTTTTGGGGCTGTCTTTGCAGGGCAAGAACCGTGCGGGAAATGGCGGAAAGGCACATCTGGGAGATGTCCCCGGTGGCCACGCCTAAAGCGTTCAACGTCTGCGGGGTGTTAAAGTCCGTCACATCCCGGAAATCCATGTCCTCAAAATATTCAGACGGGTCAAGGCCGCAGCGCACCAGCAGCATATATCCAATGCTGTTTTGCACCGCCCTGCGGTATTCCACTTCCAGGTTCAGCTCATCCAGTTCTTCCAGAAAGCTGCCTTCCGTGAGGGTTTTCAATTCTGCCAGGTAGTCGGGCATATTGTCCTCCACGGCGTTCTTTGCCGCAGAGAGCAGTGCTTCACCCAAATCCTCCTTGCGCTCCAGCTCTCCAAAGCTGTTTTCCAGCGTTTCAATGATGTCCGGCGCATATTCCTCCCGCACCGTCCAAAGGGGGACGGGGCGGGGGAACCGGGCCTCATGGGTATCGGAAATATCAAAGTAGTATTTCAGTCGGGGTTTTCCATTGTGTTCACCGTCAAAAACGGCAATGCCGTTTGCGCCCCGGTTTACCCAGCGCCCAAATTGCCGGTTCCATCGCTCGATCTCCAGGACGGCGGTGGCGTCTGGGCGCTGGGCGTAGACAAGCAGTTGTTCATCGAAAGAAAGCCGGTAGTTGCGGCAGGCAGAAGCCAGAAACGCCCGCCACTGGTCAGGAGCTGTCACGCTGCGCTGCGTTTCCTGGTACAGCTCCGTCAAGGCTTTATATCGTATCGCCATCGGTTGCCCCTCCTTTTCTTATTCTTTTTTCGCAGCTTTCAGTTCTGCGCTGTAATCCTTATCAGGGTCATATTGATTGCACAGGGAGAGCAGCAACAGCCAGATGGTATTTCCGGCCTCCTTCGGGTACATCCGAAGCGCCACGCAGGGCGCATGGTCACTGTCAACAAAGGGCCTCCCATAGCGCATAAACTGGTCGATCAGCTTTTGAGCCATCTCCCGGTATTCTTCATAGGGGTTCTGTTCCGCCTGCTGATGGAGAACCGTCATCAGCAAGTTGAACCAGTCCTCATGCGTATCCAGTTTTACGGGCGGTAAAGACGCCATTTTTATCACCTCATCTTTCCATGGCGACGGCCTGCCGCTGCCGGGGAATGGAAAACCCGTAGACTTTGGCGATGTCGTCGCCCAGCCTGCGGGTCACTCTCGTAATATCGGCGCGGGTTGCAATGCCGCGATATAGTTTTTCTTTCAGCAGTTCAATTTGAGAAGGGCTGGCGCTGTCCTTGTAAACGCGGTAAAGATAAAAGTTCGTGCCATCATGGTGGATGGCGTCGCACCGCAGATCACCCAGCCGGTCCACATACCAGGTGGAATAATCCGTATCGGAATACAGGCAGTCCCGGATATTGCCGCTGGGGATTTCCTTATATCCCATGCGCCGACCATTCCACAGGCCCAGGTCGCCTACGACTAAAATCGGTTGGGAGAGCTGCACATTGAGGTTGGCGCGTTCATCATCCAGGTAATCCCCATTGATCTCATACATCAGGGAAATGCGCTCATCTTCGGATAAATCCGGGTAGTCCGCCTCCAGGTCATCCCTCCAATCCTCATAGTCCAGGCCATAATTGCTCCAGATAACGTGTCTTTCCTCCTTCATCGGGCTTCACCCCGGTCTTTCTGCCTGGGCTTGATAGGCTGCCCCTGCTCGTCATAGTTTCTGGGATCGGCGGCGGGAGTCTGCCAGCCAAGCATGGAGCCGGCAAGCATGGCGGCCTCCTGTGCTTTGGTAACGCCATTCTTCACATTGCGGTCGTCTGCAAACTCTCGGTTCTGTTGAGCGTCAGGAGTTGAAAAATCATAGCAAGGGCTGTAGCCTTTTTCGCCCCTGGTCAGAAGAATCAGCTCCCCGGATGAGGGCAGTACACTAAAACACTGCACCGGCAGAGAAGAACGCAGCGGGATCACGCTCCCGTGAGTTTGCTCCAATCGCTCCGCAAATTCGCAGATATGATACAGGGCGCTGGAATACCCGCCGCTGGTTTCAAAATGGGTTTCGTCGATGACCCGGCAGGTGCGGTCGCGGGTTTCTCCGCCGCCAGTGAAAATGCGGATGTGGTCGCCGTCGGGAATGCGGAACAGCTCCTTGTAGCCGGGCGTGATAAACCGGATACCCTGTTTGGCCTTTTCCATGTGGTGTTCCAGGAATCGGGAAACGTAGGCGTAGAGGTAAAAGTTGTAGTCTCCATAATTGGGATTGCACCGGAGCATATAGGTGTGCTGCGGCGTCTGCACCTTAAAACCATACTCGGCGCAGTAGTTTCCCTCAAACTCAGCCTCCGGGTTCTGATAGCAAAACCTGGTCATGCTGTCACGGGTACAGAGCAGCCCATTCTTCTCCCGCAGAGTGTTGACCACCTCATCAAGCTCCGCCTTAAACTCGTCCGTCTTGTATTCCCTCCGATGGTCGAACCAGGAAGTGTAAAACTCTTTTCCAGCGCCAAAATCCCCGCGCAGATGGCCGATACAGCCGGTTTGCCCTTCAAGCTGGCTGCTCTGGTTGTACGCATACAGGCGATCCGCCGGGGTCATGCTGGTAATTGTCAGTTCCATTATCGCTCACGTCCTTTCTTTTTCGCTTGTCGTTTTTGCTCCGATATGGCTTTTTCCCTTGCCTGCCAATATTCGGGGTGGTGAATTTGCACGCTGCTATTGATAACAGCCTCATACGCACCGGGGGCAAAGCGCCCGTTCACCGGAGCCTGGATCATCTTTTTATCCATCAGCTCCCGGAGAGCCACCTGCGCGTCATTATCTTCCTCAAAGCAAAGATAACCGCTCGCTATAAAACCGCAGCCCATCGCTTCTTTTCGGAATACCTTTTCCGCCAGCTCCCGCCGCACCATAACGCCGCCATGCCCTGGGGTAGAAACGGAATAAACGCCGGGGCAGAGCGTTTCGCACTCCTGGACTTTGCCCCATGGGGAATAGGGCGGGGCCTCCGGCGCAATGGTGTTTTGCCGCTGTTCCTCCAGGCACTGCACCTCCTCCTGCGCCCGCGCCACCAAATCCTTCTGCGCGGAAAACAGGTCGCTGAAATAGTGGCCCCAATCGTAGTCCGTCCGGTTACTACATTTCCAGGTGACAAACTGCTGGGGCGCTGTCAAATGAACACCCAAGACAAATTCGCTGTCGCCCACATGACAGGAATCCGTAATGATATATCCGGCGTTTTCTCTGTAATCCATCATCGCTCACGCTCCTTTGCGGTTTTCTTTTTGGCCTGTTCCTGCTGAATCGCAGTAAGGCCATGCTTGGCCCAGCCGGGAAGGTCCTCCGGCTGTATCGTTCCCAGCACGTCCATGCGCTCATAGCGGCTTTCTTTTCCAGTATAAAGGTCAACGCAGTAACAGGCTGACCCCCTGCTGTGCGGGGAAGCCCCAAAGCCTCCCATACAGAGCTTGAGCTGGCGAGTGGCCCTGCGGTATTCCCGGCGCAGCACCTCCGGCTTTATCACCACGATTTTCCCGTGCAGATCATCCTCATAGGAAATGGGGATGCAGCCCTCCGCTGTAATGGGGCGGTCGTCTATGCCCTGTATGCGGGGCTTATTGAGTTCTATGTGGGTTTTCTGCGCTTGCTCGGCAACCCGCTGGCCGAACAGCTCCACAATCTCCGGGAAATCATCACTGGCCATCACTTCGCTGTATTCTGCAAATAAGGCGTTTTGCCGACAAAAGGCGCACATATACTTCATGCCGGTTTCATCCTGCGGATTTTCCCCCAGGACAACCTCGCGGTCGCCAATCTGCACCGCCTGGATAATCTCATAATCACCGGCCATGCGTTTTTCTGTGGAATCATCGTTCATCACTCTGCCTCCAATTCCTGTTTAATAAATACTTTGATTTCCTTTACACTGGCAAAATCCCGTTCATCCCCGGTAAGGTAGCGCACCGTGTCCTGCCATTGAGACAGCGGGTAGCTGTTCTCATCCATCCTGCACAGGTCCAAAAGGGCCGCCCGCCGCAGGATAGGCGAAAGATTTAAGTCGGAGATGAAACAGCCATGCCGAGCCGCCAGTATGTCCAGCAGGTGCAGTTCATTCATGGCAACACCTGCTTTCTTCAGCTTCTTTCAGCAATTCCTCCACCAGCCTGCCGCTGCGGACTTTATTCCGGTCTGCCAGCACCTTGTTCTGGACGCACAGCACCGCCCGGATGTTGGGAACGGTAATGCCGGGGACCTCCACCATCTCCTCCGGGGTGATGGTGAGAAGCTGCACCGGGGAGTAACCAGCCTGGGCAAAGATGCGGAACAGCCGTTGTTCAAATCGTTCTCTCATCTGCAAAGCTCCTTTCTTTTTTGGTATGTAAAAGGGGCGGCCCCGCATGGCCGCCCCTGGCTGGTTACTTCTTCCGGCTTCTGACTTTCAGGAAAATCAGGCCGCCGATGATGAATACCACCAGCGCAATGGCAATAATCGCTTTCAGTTCCATAAAATCATTCCTCCTTACACAGATTCAAACCGCCGTTATTTTGCGGTATGGTTGTCCTTTTTGCGCTTGCCCACATAGGCCGCAACGCCCAGGGCGGCAGCGCCCATAGCGGATACGCCCATCAGGGCCGCCCACAGCCACGGCTTGCTGTCGTCACCAGTTTTCGGGGTGTCGCGCAGCTCATTGTGCATTTGCGCCACAGTGGTCTTATCCGCCAGAATCGTCACCTTTTTATCCGCAGGCAGCACATAGTTGGCGCTGGCCCCATCCGATACCTCGGACACGGTGTAATCGCCTACGCGCAGGCCCTCGATGAAGATTTCGCCGTTTTTATCCGTTTTGAAGGTCTGGTCGTAGCCGTTGGCCCCGGTCACGCGGAAGGAGAAGCCCTCCACCTTGCCGTCGCTGGACGTTTTTTCAATCCGCAGGGAGCCAGTCTGGGCCATGTTGGTGAAACCAATCCCGGCCTCGTTCTCTACCTCGTAAATCTTGCCGTTCTCGGTGATCTCCACATAATAGGCGTTTTCATCCAGCAGGAAGCCCTCCGGCGCTTTGGTTTCCCTTACGAACACGCCGCCGTAGAGGATGTGGGACATCTCGTAAATGCCGGTGCTGGTTTCCTCCAGCTTGCCCAGCAGCTCGTCACCCTCGTCCAGCTCTTTGTTGCCGTTGGTATCGCGGTACACTTCAAATTCAGCGCCCGTCAATTTGTTATCGGGATAATCCTTATCCACCTTGGTGAGCCGCAGATCACCATACACACGCTCATTGGCAAGGGAAATCTCTACAACCTGTCCATCTTCCTCCACAGTAACGGGAATCACTTCATCGGAGAGGATGAACCCTTCCGGGCTTTCCAGTTCTTTCAGCACCCAATCACCGTAAGGCACATTGGTGAAAGAAAAGCTGCCGTCGTCCGCTGAGGTAGTGGTGGCAAGGGCGTTTTCGGCGGTAAACTCGGTTTCATCGGACTTAAACAGACCGATTACAGCCCCGCCCAGGCCCGTGCCGTTCTCATCGGTTTTGAGGCCCTTGATTTCGCCGCGGATCAGCTCGTTTGTGACAGCCTCGCCATCATTAGCGGAAATCTCTACCACGGCAACAGAAGGCCCGCCGTACTCAAAGGTGAACGGGAAGGTTTCGCCATTCAGCAGGTAATGGCTGTCAGTGGAAAGCTCCTTCAGGTAGAAGCTGCCGAAAGGCAGGTCGGTGCTGCAAACGGCCTGGCCGTTCTCATTCACAGAAACGATCTCCAGAAGCCCGTCTGCCGGGATCACGGAACCGTCTGCTGCGGTGATGTCCTCCTGGGCATAGAGGCCAAAGGTCACGGCGGAGATCTCGCCATTCATGCCAATGCCAAAGGTTTCATCCTGCTCCAGCACCTTGTCAAGCGTCACAAGGGCTTTCTGGCGCTGGTTGTAGAAGCTGGCAGAGGTTTCGGTGACTTCCACCTCCTGGCCTGCGTACACCAGCTCCACGTTGGTGACGTTCTCGCCGGTATCCACCATGCCGTGAGGGAACTGGATTTCCTTCACCTGGAACTTGCCCAGGTAGAGGGGCTGGCTCTGGGCTGTCCCGTCCTCGCCGGTGGTGATGGTGTCCACTACCTCGCCCGCAGAGTAGCGCAGGGTGCCGTCCAGGGTGTAGACGTCCTCCAGGGCGGTGATTTCAAACACCGCACCGGGCAGGCCCTGCACCTCATACACCGGCTGGTAAACGCCCTCGTTTTCTGTCACAGAGGAAAATACCTCGCCGGTCTTGCTGACTTTGATGATTCCTTTTTGGGCCATGTTGGGCTTGGTGACTTCGATCACTGTCACGCCGCCTTCTTCGCTGGAATTGTCCTCAGTCACATCAAAGTAAACCGGGGTGCTGTCCAGCACATACCCGTAGGGGGCCTGGACTTCGACCAAGGAATATCCCGTGCCGTACTCCAGCTTTTCCGGGGTGACAAGATAGCCCTCGGAATTGGTGTAGAACGTATCAATGGTGGTCGGCGTCGGATAGGTGAAGGTCATTTCCACCTTGCTGCCATCCGGGCGGTAAATCTGGAACCCGGCTCCTGCATAGGGAATGGTAGCGCCGGTTTCCGCGTCCACCTTGACCACCTTGATGAAGCTCTCAAAATTGGCGTTGTTGATGAGGTAGCGGTAGGTCTGCCCGTCCTGGGCGATATACACTTCAAAGTCGTCCATCAGCTCGCGGCCTTCCCAGCCCTTGGTCTGGCGGACGATATAGGTGCCGTAGGGCAGCTTCTTCGACTGTGCAAATCCGTTCTCATCACAGACGAGGACATCGCGCTCGGATTCCCTGGCATTTTCATAGCTGCCCGCAGCTTTCAAGAACACCTGGAACTCTGCGCCGGATTCCGGGGTTTCGATCTGGGTTTCCCCGTCATCGGTATGCTTGATGATGGCGATGTCGCCCTTGATGATCTGCTCCGTCACGTCGTTGGCGGTATCGTTCAGCTCAATCTCATACAGCTCCGGCTCCGCACCCACCTTGTGGATGGTGGAATCCAGCAGGTAGCCCTCGCTGGGGCTGATTTCACGAATTGTCCAGTCCGAATCGCAGACGTAATAGCCGGTGGTAAACTGGCCATTTTCGTCCGTGGTAAAGCTGTCAATGAGGGTATCTCCCTTATACAGCCCGTACACAGCGCCGGCCAGGGAACCATCGCCCTGGGGCGCGCCCGTTTCTACATCGCTCTTGGTGACGGTGACGCGGAATTTCTTCAGCACGTTGTTCACGCTCTTGTGGGTAACTTCATTCCACTCGATGGTAGCTGTCTGGGAATCCGGCACCACATAACGGATGGGGGTATCCACCTCCTCCAGTACATAGCCGGAGCCGATCAACACGTTTTCAAAACGCGCCACACTGGTTCCGTCC